CTATTTTACTATTTGGACTTTTGCTGTTTCTCCTGCATCTAATTCGATGCTGAAACTGATTTTTCCGCTGAGACTGGATTTGAGCTTGCCAATATTAGTATCGTTAACATATACTTTGTATTCCTTTTCAGGTTCTACTTCAAGAGTAATCTGTAAGTCATCCGCTGCCTCTGTCTCAAACACAATCTGGCGTTCTGTTTCTTTGTAACCATGTACAGCAGAACCTGGTACAGATTCATATACAACACCGCCATTTTTCTCTAAGCGGGTAATCTCCTGAAATGTTTTTACTTTATATGTATCGCCCTCAAATGAAAAATCATCAAGCTTTGTCTTTTGTGTGAGACTATAATCTCCAAAGCTTAAACTTCCATTCTCTTCTGCTTTTAATAATTCTTTTACGTTAGCCATTGTTATATCCTCCGTATTTATATCTGTCAAGTTACCGTTATTATACAAGAAAACGGGAAATTTTTCTACAAAAAACACATAAATTTTATTGAGGTTTTTTAAAAAAGTTACATATGGCTTAAAAATGGCTTAAATACAGGCTTATTGTACTGTAATTTTATTCACACAAAATCAAGGGGCTTCATATTCTGCCCCTTTTTTGCCCCTCAAAACAAACTGTGATGTTGTGGTATAGTCTATAAGCAGGTATTCTTTTCCTGCTCTTTTTTAATTTACTTTTTGCACATCTTGTTTACGATTTTCTGTATAGCAGCATAGTTATACCCTGCTGCCTTTAATTTCTTCTTCCGATTTTCACCATTTCCCCATTTTCCAGCCTTTACTTCCTTGGCAATCTGGGTATTAGACTTCTTGTTAGATTTCTTCTTTACTTCCTTTACGGGAGTGAGAAATAATTCTCTTTCAGCCTTCCTCCGCCTTGTAAGTCCACGATAAACTTTACCACCAGCTTTATTGTACTGGAGTATCTTAGATGCAACTACAGCTTTTGAGCGTGTGCCGTCTGCAGTAAGCTGCTTAATCGAGCCGATATTGTAGCAAAACGATACAAGAGCATCTAGCTCGTTCTGATTCCAATTGTACTGCTTGTCATATTCTAAAACGAGCGGAAGATATTTTTTATTAAGAGATTCTTCTAGCCATTTTTCTGCTGTAGCTTTAGAGATTTTCATACCTTTACGAATAATCTTCTTCGTGATCTTAAAGTCACTATTTGTAATTCCATAGCCAATAGTCCACACACCTACCTCATCACGGTATGCAGTAAGTCTGCAACCTTCAAATTCTTTTACGAGATTTAGACATTTATCACTAATTTTCTTCATTTGTTACTCCCCCTCTGGCAATTCGTCTGTCATGTCGCTCAAAAATTTCTGAATATACTTCTTAACCCTTTCCGGAACTGGCAGTCCGCATAATGTCATATTTTTTAAAATAGAAACGGCCTCATAAAGAACAAATAACAGGCAGAAAAATTCGCATACACCTAATTTTTGAATACCCAATAATTTTATGTACTGCTCCGGAATCATAAAGAGCATATTAATGTGCATGATAATGTCTACAAGCATCAGTAACCCAACGCTGAGCAGCATAGCCGCCTTTCTGATTGCTCCGTCAATTCCTACGCAAGAATTAAACTTATGTTCTTTAATCGCCCGGAGCACTCCCAAGATAGTGTCTAATACGACAGCGATTAATAAAATTTCAAAAAATGAATTTCCTGTAAGTAATTTCAACGTTTCCTGAATCATAATCTTCCCCTCCTATTTCTCAGCAAAAACTAATACATTACTCCATCTTCCATAGTATTTTCCGTACAGTGCCCGAACTCTTACATAGTATTTTCCATGCACCATTTCACAATCATCTTTCTTGCAATCACACTCAAAAGCTGCCCAATGGGCTTTTGAGCTTCCGGAAAATTTATATATGTAAGTCTTTGTCTTGTTTTTAAATTTCGGGTCTCTCGAAAATTGATTCTCGAATCCGGTTGCCTTTTTCGCAGGGGTCCACTTGTACTCTATGACTCTCCTATCTTTTTCACTGTCGTATTTGTTTTGCACTGCTGTTGCCTTAGGCCGTGGAGATACCGCTGCATAAATCATGTTTCTATAATCATTTCTACTAACAGTCCTTGCTGAAACATTTGACGGAATAATCATTCCGGCTACAAGCAGCATTGCTAACATTAAACATAATTTCTTCTTCATAACTTTTCCTCCTATTTTACAATTACTACGCCTCTGTATGTTTTGTTCGTACACCTTCGTACATTTTCTTTCTCAACAGTTACTACACTTTTCTTTCCGTCTGAGAAACGATAAATCTTACCCGATTTGTTATCTCTCAACAAGGCAACTGTGTGAATCGGATTTTCCTCTTCAAACAGGACCATATAGCCTTTTTTCAGCTTCGCATTTAGCTGTTCGGTCGTTAAAGATTTGTGATAAGTTGCCGGCTTCCCTGGGCAGATCATATTGATTCCCCTCGCAATTTCTGTAAGCGGATACTTTGCGTCGCATTTCAATTTCTTTCTGGCATGCCGCAGAACCTGCTGCATATTTTTCTTAATGCCTTTGTATCGCAGCGCCATATAAAACGCTACGAGACTGCATCCGTGTGTGCGGATGAACGAAGATTTGAAATTATACTGTGATGGCACCGGAATCTGTCTTCCGTTATCTAGCACGATTCGCCATGGAAATTTCTTTTTTCTTTTCCTGTTTTTTGTTGCTACTATTCTCATTTTTTCTCACCTCCTTGAGAATAAAAAAATACACAACAGTATTAAAAAATACCATTGTGTATTACACAAAATATGTTATTATAATGTTATTGACCTGTCTTTCAAGGTTAATTATTTTTTTCATATTTTTTAAAGCAGCTCTTTCGGGAGCTGTTTTCCTTTATACGATATATTTTTTAGATTTTTAGAAGAAATTGACCTAGTTTTGTGAAAATAAAGCACACATATATCTGTGCATTAAATACACTTATATATGTGTGCTTTTATTTCATTGCTATATCTGTGACTTTTTTTCACTTATATATCTGTGCATTTATTTCGCTTCTATATATGTGATTTCTTTTCACAGTTATATCTGCGATTTATTGGAACACATATATGAGTGATTTTAAATCACACAAGTCGGATTTTATCCTTCCTTTTTTAAATTCCTTTTCCTAAAATCATTCCCGGTGAAAAATGCTTCGCATTTATTCAATGAGTTTGGGATCTTTTCTTTTTCTCTTTTGAAATCCAGTTTGCGTATAACTTATTACGCTTTTTGAGTTCTAAGAATACACACTATCAAGTGTTATTATCCCATGTATACCTACAAGGATATCTGTTCTTTTTTTATCTATGCAACGTTCAACAAGTTCTCTATAATACTTTCCTTGCTTTACAATGATTTCTATATTTCTGTAATTGAATGTCAACTCATCGGGAACCCTCCACTCTCTTTCATGAGTCCAATCAACTTTCTAAAATGTTGATAAAAATCGCAATGGGCTAGGTCATTTTTATTTTTATTATCTTGATTTTATTTGAAGGCCTCTCTTATCATATTTTTGTCAAATAATAAAAAAGAGAGAAAATTTCTCTCTTTTATCATCAAATAAATATTTTCTTTATCGTATTATATAATTCAACTCCGTTTTTTATATCCGACTTTTCTACTATGTTATTCGCAATTGTGATTCCTCCTACACTTACCATTTTAGGAGAATTTTTTCTCAATTCATTTCTTGTTTCTTCTGGTATATTTATCTGTCCGCTCTGCAAACAATAAATATATCTCGTCGCTGCCTTTTCTAAATAAACAGATTCTAACAAATTATTTAAAATATTTTGCTCATTTGCAGTAATGTACTCCAGATAATTAGAACATATATAATCTACTTCCTTTTTCACACAAACTGCTCGTTCATACATAAATTGAAGCCCTGTGATATACTCATTTCCTTTTAAACATATTTTCTTATCAAATTTAACATGAGTGGTTATCCATTCAATATCTTTATCACTATATTTTTCAAATGCTTTTACAGGAGCCTCTGGATTTGATTGATAAATAGCAAGGCACCCAACAGTTATACGTTCTATTTCTTTCAAAATTATATTAACTCTCTTTTCTATATCATTCCGAATTACCTTTCTTTTTTTCATATTAGGTAGTGTGACACTCACAAATAAAAATACTAAACTTGCAAGAAATGACATTCCTAAAGCATCTATAAATTCCAGCCATTCTGCCCATGTAGTATTTCTTTCAGGTACTCCAAATATAATTGTCCCCAATGAAAAATTTGAAATAGGTTTCCATAAAGGTGCCTCCGAAATTTTTATTCTAACGAGTAGAAAAAATATGGTAAGTATAACCATATATTTATTACGCCATAAAAATTGTTTTAATTGTTCTATATTTTTTTTAAAAATCATATATCTTTCTAACTTTCCTTCTCGTTTATTTATTATAAAATTTTTCTTGTTTCCCTTTATATGTAGAAGTTTTGTCCATTTTTTCTAATATCTCTTGTTTTTTTTGCGGAATTGAATCGCATAGCACTCCTGCATTTACGTTTACTCCGCTTTTTATCATTTTTTTATACCTTATATTGGCCTTAATCATTCTCATCTTATTTAAAAAACACCATAAACGAAACTGTAGCACTTTATCACCTCGATTATACGACTATAATTTCATTTTCCATATTATTTTCTATAATCAACATATTCAATAATTTTCTGCATTTTTCAGGGTTATTTGTTCCTATCGCCTTAATCTTTTTTACAAATGTTCTGCTCTCCACCAAAAGTTTTTTATATTTTTTATCCGCTATTTCTACAAACATATTAGGAATAACATTCTTAATAATATCCCATTCCTGTATTTTTTCTATAAGCAAACATTTAATATGATTCTTCTGATATTTATTCAACCTGTTGTACTCTGGATACCCAAACATAATATCCGGAGCCTGTATTTTAATTGCATCTTGCATATACTCTACTATGTCAACTCCTGAATTATGTAAATCCCTATTTATCATCGGATCCATTATCGCATTCGATATAATAGTAGCTCTTCCTGCATTCGCAAAATCTTCATTGGCTGGTTTCACATAAGGATATCCCTTTTCAACATAAAATAAATGTCCAAATTCATGAGCAACTTCTGTCAGTTCTCTTGAAGTATGGGGTTTCTGTTTCATTAAAATGAAGTGACAACACCCCTGTATTTCCATTGACCTCATATTTGCTCCTAAATCCGGTTTTATAAAAAAGTATACTGGCTCTGATAATCTGACAATTCCTTTGTTTATATACTTTAAAGCCGCCTTATTTTCTGAAAAATTTAATGTTGTTATGTCATAATATGTTGCCTGAAATTCATTCTCAATATGCTTTATTAATTCTGTTTGCACTCTTATTTCCCCCTATTGCTTTTAATATTGATATATTGTACAATAGAAGTAACATCATACTATTGCACAAATAACCAGAATTAAGGTTGCCGCCTTCCTGGTTATTTTTATTTTACACTGCTACATATAAATAATCAATTTATTAGTTCCAAAACCAAATTTTCTTTCAATATCTGGTTACCTAAAGTCCTCTTTAGTTAATTACAATGCCCTCATCCACGATTCAATGACTGTACTCCTATACTCATGCACAGTTACGTTAGGGTGACCATTTTCTTCTGTTACCTTAAAGGCTTTATCCCTTAATTCTGTCGCTTTTGATGATACATTACTTCTACCTCCAATTCCCATTGTTACTGACGTGTCAAATTTTAAATCCTTACATACAATTCCCCAGTGGTCACATATTGCTTTTGTTGCATCAGCATATTTTTTATTCATCCAAGCATCTGGAATAATAACCATCATTTTCGCTTTAGGTGCATTTGTTAAGAAATACTCAAAAATTACATTGTACGCACCCCATAATGTTGTGGTGTCACTATCAGATTCAGTTCCTATTTGTTCATCAGTTAATCCAGTTTCATTCAACCCAAACATAAATGTTATGTAATCAGAATCAAAAGGAACGTTTTTATAACGCAACGAAAATACATTGCCACTCGTTGCATTGTAATATTTACGTGTCCTAAGAGCTTCTGTACCTCTTCCACCGGCATTCCTCTAAATAGTCCGTCCGTGGCTGTTGTATGCCGAATTAAGTGAGGATATACCCTTCTACCTATTCCGGACATTTCCCCCAACTGGCGTACATGTTTTTCAATAGCCGCCTTTCTTAATTTTCTTTTTAGCTTCCAATCGCAATCCAATTGTATGTCGTGTTCGTCATATATTTGTATCCATCCTTTGTTTCTGTCCAGTTAAATGTCCCACCTGACACGCTGAAACCAGTACGCTCAGCTATCTTGCAATACTGCGAATATACACTGTACTCATCACAAAACGTTGTTATTGCTCGTGATGAGTCGCTGCTGTAAATCATATCAACCATACCTTTAGATACAATTTTATTAGCATAGATTATCAGCTTATCAATCTTAGACAAGCCAGTATTGATAGTAGGAGATGATGTTGTTCCGGTTTTTACCTGTACACCACCAGAATCTCCACCAGATGCTTCCATTGTTCCAACAATTCGCTGTCCACTACTATCATGAGCTGTAGCACCAGCCAGCAAATTTTCTGGTGCCACAGTGTCTTCTGCAAGATTAATTAGCGCACCAACTATCCTTTGTCCAGACCTATCGTGAGCTGTTGCGCCTTCTAACAATTGGTCTTCTGCAACTGTGTCCTCTGTCAAATCCAGTAATACCTTCCCAGCATATTCTACTTTATTTACTGCCATAATTAATCACTCCTACCCAATCGTCACTGTAGTTCCACCAGCAGAATTTTCGGATTCTACATACGGAATCTTTTCCACTGTAACCTGTGACAAATGCGTATATCCGGCATCTGGAAGAATGGTCTGCTGTGCGCTTGACGGAATGACTGTCTTAGCCTGTGCTTTTACACCTTCACTTCCTGACATACTACCTTCAACACCAAGAATTGTTACACCTTCACGAATGTTCTGTGCAATAATCTTTTCTTGCTCCGTCGCATCAATAGAAACTTTTCCTGACCCATCATGATAACCCTGTGGGATTGTATACGCACCACCTTTTGTGCTTATTTTACCTGTCACAGCACCATTGTTTGGCATCGTTCCGACAAGCTTTGTACCTCTTGCATAAGCTGTTTTGCCCTTTAAAATCTCAGCAACCGCAACTGTTGCATCACCAGAATTCACATCATAATCACATGTTCCTGTAATAGATGCACCACTTTTATCATGTGTGGTAAATCCTTCAAGCACCTTATCCGCAGTCACAGTATCACCTGTTAAATCAATCAATGTCTTTCCACCATATACTACTTTGTTAATACTCATATGCTTTATAGCTCCTTTCCAATAAATACAGTCTGTCCACCCTCAAGGTTTGATACCTCAAAGAATGGAATTTCTTTTATTTTTACATTTTCCGTCAAAAACTTTTTGCGTGTCGCAAGCTCTTGTTTTTCGACTTTTGGTGTGACCGTGTAATCACCTTTGTAGTAATCCACTCCAACATTGTCAGAGACAACCTGTAAATGCTCAAAGTCAACTTTAATCTGCTCATTTCTTGTGCGAAAATCCACATTCAATTTTTTGTCAAGCTCTCTAAATGTTACGTCAAATCACATTAAATTACCCCATCTTTCAAAATCCTACCAACATATATGCTCATGATGTTGGATGCAAGAACCTCACCAGCTACAGTCCGCACTCTTATCTGCATTTCACTATTCGAATATGGCTTTTGCTCTAATCTTAACGTGTCCTCTTGTGTCAGAGTTAATGATACGGACGTATCATTGCAGTTACAATCTGACAAGGTTTTTTCCAGTGCTGTAGCACCATTCTGCGTTATCGTGATGTACAGCTCCGCAATCAGTGATGTGTCAAACGGCATTGTAAACTCTAACGTAGGTGTTGTTCCTCTTATCATGCTATCACCTCCCATTTAAACAACAAGATTATTAAAATTGTTTTACTATTATGTTATGTTCTTGACTAACTATATCTTCCGTTAGCTTACTTATCGCCTCTCCTGTCGCCTTTGCATCTGCAGCATTATCTTTCTGCCGATCAGAATAGTCTGCGTGGCCATGCGCCCAAGACTCTGACTCTGCTGCCGCCCCGCTTGTAGTTGCTTTAGTCTCATCAAAATAATTCATAATCTGTTCATACAATGAAGGAGGCGGTTCCGGGATGTCCCCCTGCCGGTATCCTGACTCGTACAATTTAATTGTTACTGCGTTTGCAGTTATCATATCGCTCGCAACAACTGACACGGTAAAGGATGTGCTCGTAAGCACCTCGGCAGGAATCAAGCATGTATTCGTCTCTCCGAGCAAAATTGAAATTTACTCATTGCCTTCATTATGAAACAATGCGATTTTGCTTACACCCGCCCAGTCTTCTGTTTTAAATTCGAATTCTGCATATAGATAATTTCTACTGTTACGGACGGGTACGAAAGTATCTGTCCTGGTAATAATCTGATTATTTACAACAAAGTGTAATACCGGCTGCATTTTCATCCCCCCTTCTATAAAATTCTTGGGATTAACATTAGTTCTAAATATGTTTTTCTAGTGATAGCTTTAGAGTCTCCCTTTATTTCAAAATGTTGTTGTTCACCCACATCAAGATTAAACCGTTGTATTTTTCCTTCTGAATATTTATATGCTACTGCGGTTCCGGGTCTATAATAATAATAGACTATCATCCCTTCCGGAATAATAATTGCTAACTTTCTTGAGGTCTTCACGCTAAAAGTAGTGCTCTTTAAAACTGAAGAGCTTAATGTAAAAGTCAAATCTATTATGTCAGTCAATTTTTCCGTTAGATTACCAATTTGCTTTCTAACCGCTTCCCCAGCTGTTCCGTATACGGTACCATTTTCCCCGACTCTAATATCCGATACTTCTTTTGTAATATCTGGAATTTTTACTTTTCCGTCATAATCTAATATGTGTATAGTCGTATAAAGTGTTATCCACGTATCATCAAAATCGGCTTCTCCAGTGAAAGAAATCGTATCACCCTCATTTAAGCTAACAATAAAATTTGTAAATTC